GCCCTGGGTCAAATTTCAATCGGCAGGGTGGGTCAATTTTCCATCAGCGCCAACAGACTGGGCGCACCCGCAGAGCAAACGCCTGCCCGAGCTGCAGGGCTACAGCGAGTTGGAGATCGTGGCGCACCGCAATGGCCCCCAGGGCCTAGTGCCGCTGCGCTTCATCGGCCGCCACCAGCACATCACCGATTGGGACGGGCCTTTGCCGCGCCGCATGGCCGCCGGCCCGTCTACCCCTGTTTCCAAGCACTGGCAAGACCGCCAAGAGGAGGCGAATCCATGACCACCGAAGAAACCAGCAGCACGCCCCCCGAGCCCACGCCGGAAGAGACTCGCACGACGCGGCAGATCATCTGCGACACGATTCAGGAACTGGTCCAGCAAAACCAGGTGGTCACCCGAGAAACTCTGATGACGCTGACGGGCAAGGCCTACCACGTCATCGACGACCACGTCAGCCGGATGATCCACGTCGAGGGGACGCTGAGACGAGTACGTGCGGGGGTGTTTGTGCCCCAAGAGCCATTGCCGGAGCCGCGTGCTGTGTCGGTCACAGACCTGCCCGATGGCACCTCCATTATCGAAATTGGTGATCTGGTGGTGCGTCTCTACCCGCGGGAGCGCCGCTCCCTTGCAACCAGGCTGGCGGGCGATGCGATTCAGCTGAGCAATATTCAGGCGGCAGAAAATGACAACATGCTTTTGAATGAAGTCATTCGAGACTTGAAAAAGCTGAAGCGCGATCTTGGGGCGTAATTATGGTGAAAAAAATTGAATGGACTGAGGAAATGATAAAGATTCTCGGCACTGTCACTGACAATAATTTTGCGCAGAGGTTCGGGCTGGGAAGACGTACGGTCGCTGCAGAGCGAAAGAAGCGGGGAATAGCATCATTTTGCAAACATAACCGAGTTAAGAATTGGACTCGAGGAACTGTTTGGACCCCTCAGATGCTCGAGAGATTAGGTAAATCATCTGATCGAGAAATAGCTGAAGAATTAGGCCTATCAAATAGGACTGTAGGAAAAAAGCGGCAGGCTTTGGGCATTGCTCCCGCACTTGTCTGGGGCGAAGAGCAGGTTGCATTGCTGGGGGTTTTGCCAGACAAGGCCGTGGCCGAGGTTCTGGGAACAACGATGGGCAGAGCTGCTGCGGCCAGGCGGTACCGGGGGATACGTCCGGCGATGGAGCAGAAAACGCAGAAGGTGCCGAAGGAGGAGGCCAAACAGGTCCGTACAGCAAAGAACGACTTGAACAGCGGACTCCTGGCTCAGCTTGGCCAAGTTGCTGACTCTGTAATTGCAAGGGAGGCTGGAGTACATCTCTCGACAATCGCCAAGCTCAGAAAAAAGTACGGCATCAAGGCAACCAAGCAGCGCAGGCCCTGGCTTCCTGAAGAAGTGGCCTTGCTTGGGAAACTGTCGGATGCGGAAGTGGCACGCAGAACAGGGCGCAACAAAGCCGGGGTGACGCTTGAGCGCACGAATAGGCGAATCCGAGGCATCGATCCCAAACTGGCGTCTACGCTGAACCGGCTGGCAAAAGAGGGGAAGATCTGATGTGCCCCGGAAATAATGTTCTGATATATTTTTTAGAACTATCGTTGCGTAGAAAATAGTCAAAAATATGCTTTTATAAAGCTGGGTGGATGACTCTAAAAGTAGTCTTTTATAAATTGCCACAAGAACGAGCCAAGAGCCACCCACAGCGATGCGCGGGCAATGCTATCTGCCTTTTTGGCCTTCTTGTTGGCCTCTATAGAGGACTGCTTTGCCTCTGCAACTTGTTCTTCCGAGATTTCCACACTTCGACGCAACAGCGCCAATTGCTCCTGTTCTCGCCGCACTCTTTCGCGTTGGGGCTTGTGGATGGTTTCTTCTACGTATTTGGCGTGATCCATCTGCTGCTGAATGAAATCGGCCTCGCGCTTGACTTGAAATTCTTTTGAGTCTAAAGCTGGCACATCTGTGATGGCCGAGAGCATTTGATCGGCTGCTTTCTGGATCGCCTCTGGGCTGCCTAGATGTTGATCATTGAAGATATCGGCTGCATTTTTGGATAGGGCCGCACCAGTTATCGCATCAGCCCATTCGGAAGGTGCGATGCCTGCGCCGTGGCCCGCAGCCCAGTTTGAGCTTCGGAGAAGCTCATCTGCAGTCAACGCAGCGTGGTCTTCAGGGCGAAGACCAAACATGGCCGCAGCATCCTGTGGAGTGGTTCCCGTTGCCACTCTTCCAAGATTTTCTATGCCATGCTGCGCTTCGTACAACGCTGCCGCTTTCTTTTCAAAGGTCTCCGCAGGATCGAACCCGGGCAGCGAAGTCTGGAATGCAGTTGCCGCCGCGCTTTTTAGGTTCAAGGGGTCTGACAGAGATTCAAGAGCCTTACGTCTGCTTTCGTCCGCGTCGAATTGCCGGGCAATGAACTCTGAAACTGCCTTTTTCTGGTCGAAATTGGAAAAAGCACCTTTGAGCGCTTCTTCATAGGCAGTCAGATGGTTTTCGGATGGGAAGGCCGCAGCGAAGAGGTCTGGAAGATGAGTGACAGCATCTTCGCGCCGCAAATACGCATCGACTTTCGTCTGATCAATCGCAGGGGGCGCGGCCCGCTTCGGCAGTGCAGCTAGAAGTTGGACTAGGCGTGTTATCGCTTCCGATTTACTCGCGTCGTGTTCCGTTTTTTCCGAGCTCATCATCCCTGCCTCTGGTGGTGACTGTGGTTCCTCATTGTGTCATCCCCCCTCTGGGGTTTCCATTCCGTCGCCACACCAGGAACCATCCTGGCTGTGGAAACCCCAGCTATCTCCCCATCTTCAAGTGCTCCCAATGTGGAGGGCGCAGTACCAGCCGGCACCGACTGGGCTGAGATCGAGCGCGTCTACCGCACCACGAACCAATCTCTGCGGGAGATCGCTGAAGCCCACGGGCTGACGCACTCCGCCATTGGCAAGCGGGCCCGGGCCAATGGATGGACCAGGCCGGACAAGCCAGGCGCCACGCCCAAGGAGATCGCCAAGCTGGATCCGCGCCAGCAGCGCTTCGTCCGCGAGTACCTGATCGACCCCAACGGCACGCAGGCGGCCATCCGAGCGGGCTACAGCGCCCATACGGCCACGGTGCAGGCCTCGGACCTCCTGAGGAGACCTCACGTCCAGGATGCGATCCAGGCAGGCCAGAAGAAACTGCAGGACAAGCTGGACATCAAGGCCGAGAACGTGGTGCGGCAACTGGCCCTGATCGCCACTGCTGACCCTCGGGAACTGATTGAGGTGCGTGTCGGCTGCTGCAGGTGCTGCCATGGCCAGGGTCACAGGTTCCAGCGCACCGAGCTGGAGATGGCCGAGGACCGCAAGCGCTGGGCTGCGGCAGACAAGCCGGCTGGAGAATTCGACGAGCAGGGCGGGGCAGGGTACAGCCCACACCTGCTGCCCCATCCAGAGTGCCCAGGCTGCGGTGGTTGCGGCGAGCCGCGCACCGTGCTGAAGGACACGCGCCACCTGAGCCCGCGCGCAGCAGCGCTCTATGCGGGCGCCAAGCAGACCAAGTACGGCGTGGAGATCCAGATGCACTCGCAGCTGGAGGCCTGGGAGAAGCTGGCCAAGAACCTGGGCCTGTACGCCCGGGACAACTACCAGCGCTCCGATCCGCTCTCGCTGCGCGACATGTCGGACGCAGAGCGCGCGATGCGCATGCAGCGTGTCCTGGCCGCCAACCCCGAGCTGATGTCCACGCTGGGCCTGGTGCTGGGCGGAGGGCTGCCCGAATGACGGCGACGGCCATCCCCACCTCGGCCGAGATACTGCGCCGCCTGAAGCTGCTGCCCGAGGCTCAGCGCGCGCAGCTGGACAGCTTCCTGCGAGTCGCGGACCCGGGCATCTGGGTGCCCCAGCCCGGCCCGCAGACCATGGCCTACAACTGCCAGGCCGACATCCTCTTCTACGGCGGCGCGGCCGGCGGCGGCAAGACCGAGCTGCTGCTGGGCCTGGCCCTGACCGCGCAGGAGCACGCGATCATCTTTCGACGCCAGGGCGTGCAGCTCAAGGGCCTGGTGACGCGCATGGCCAAGATCCTGGGCACGCGAGACGGCTACAACAGCCAGGACAAGCTCTGGCGTCTGCCTGGTGACCGCCTGCTCGAGCTGGGCAGCGTGAACGAGCCCGAGGACTGGGAGAAGTACGCCGGCCGCCCGCACGACGCCAAGCTCTACGACGAGATTTGCCACTTCACGGAGACGCAGTTCCGGACGCTCAACGCCTGGATGCGCACGGACAACCCGAAGGTGCGCCAGCGCATTGTCTGCGCCGGCAACCCGCCCACGGGGCCGGAGGGCGAGTGGGTGAAGCGCTTCTGGGCGCCGTGGCTGGACCCGCGCCACCCGAATCCAGCGAAGCCCGGCGAGCTGCGCTGGTACATCTCCAACGAGAAGGGCGAGGACCAGGAGGTGCCTGGCCCCGAGCCCGTGATGGTGTCCGGCGAGCTGATGCAGCCCAAGAGCCGCACGTTCATCCCCTCGCGCGTGGATGACAACCTGTTCCTGATGGCGACGGGCTACAAGGCCCAGCTGCAGGCCCTGCCCGAGCCCCTGCGCTCCCAGATGCTGCGCGGCGACTTCAGCGCCGGCGCGGCCGACCCGGTGTGGCAACTGATCCCCACGGAGTGGATCAAGGCCGCCATGGCGCGTTGGAAGGAGCCCGAGAAGAAGGGGCCGATGACTGCCATGGGGTTCGACCCGTCACGCGGCGGCCTGGATAAGTCCTCCGCAGCGCGGCGCCACGACCGCTGGTTCGACCGCTTGGTGACAGCGCCGGGCGTGGTGACGCATGACGGGCCCACGGCGGCGGGCTTCGTGACGCCGTTGGTGCGCGACGGCGCGCCCATCGCGGTGGACAGCATCGGCTGCGGCTCCAGCGCCTACGACTTCCTGGTGGGTCTGGGACTGCATATCCATCCAGTAGTCGCCTCAAATGCCAGCGAGCACATGGACAAGGCCGGCCAGCTGCACTTCCGCAACAAGCGGGCCGAGATGTACTGGCGGTTGCGCGAGGCCCTGGACCCGCACGGCCCGGAACCCATCGCGCTGCCTCCAGACCCCGAGCTGGAGGGCGACCTGGCCGCACCCCGGTTCAAGGTCGTGACCATGGGCAAGGGCACGGCCATCCAGATCAACAGCAAGGACGAGATCCGCGAGGTGCTGGGCCGCTCTCCCGACAAGGGCGACAGCGTGGCCATGACCTTCGTGGATGACCTGCCGGCACCCATCCCCCTGATCCCTGGCCATGGCCCGCGCCAGAACCTGCAAGACCGTGTGCGCGCCATGGCGCGTGGTGGCCGCCGTGGCTGGGACCAATCAGCAGCATGACCATGAACAACACCATCTCCATCACCAGCAGCCTGGACGACGCTGCCCGGGCCAACTGGAACCGCTACCAGTACGGCAAGGACCGTGGGCACCTCGACTACCTGCCGCAGGCCCAGCGCTGCGAGGACATGTACATGGGCCAGGGCAAGCAGTGGACTCCCGGGGCGCGCGCGCAGCTCGAGGAGGAGCGCCGGCCCTGCTACGAGCTCAACGAGATCAAGCCCTCCATCAATGCGGCCATCGGCTACCAGATCCAGAATCGCGTGGACATCGCGTTCAAGCCGCGCGGCGGCGACGCGGACCTGGACCGCGCCACGATCCTGTCCAAGGTCGCCATGCAGGTGGCCGACATGGCGGGCCTGCACTGGCACGAAACCCAGGTCTTCAGCGACGGCGTGATCCAGCAGCGCGGGTACTTCGACCTGCGGATGTGCTTCGACGACAACATCCTGGGCGAGATCGCCCTCAGCACGCTGGATCCCATGGACGTGATCCCGGACCCGGACGCCAAGAGCTATGACCCGGATAAGTGGAGCGACGTCATCATCACGCGCTGGCTCACGCTGGACGAGATCGAGCAGCTGTACGGCAAGGACGCGCGCAAGAAGGCCGAGGACAGCCACGACGGGGGCGTTGACTTCGGCGAGCTGGACGACGAGGAATCGCGCAGCAAGTTCGCCAGCCGCAACCGCCTGGGCGCCTACGACGCCGGTTCTGTGGCCGAGGACGGTCTGATGCGCTACCGCATCATCGACCGCCAGCGCTGGGTCTTCGAGCAGACAGCTTGCATGGTCTGGCCCAACACAGGCGACGTGCAGATCGAGGAGCACATGGCGCCGGACTCCATAGAGGACGCGCTGGCTCAGAACGCGGTGCGTGCGAAGCGCATGCGCCGCCGGGTGAAGTGGACCGTCACCACGTTGACCGCGACGCTGCACGACACCTTCAGCCCCTACGAGCATTTCACGGTGGTGCCGTACTTCGCCTACTTCCGGCGCGGCCGTACCGGCGGCATGGTGGATGACGCCATCGGCCCGCAGGAGATCGTCAACAAGGCGATGTCCCAGATCATCCATATCCTGAGCAGCTCGGCCAATGGTGGTTGGATCACGGAGCAGGGCAGCATCACCAATATGAGCCCCGACGAGCTGGAGATGCGCGGCGGCGCCACTGGGCTGCACATTGAGGTGAAGAAGGGAGCCAGGAGGCCCGAGAAGATCCAGCCCAACCAGGTGCCTTCTGGGATGGATCGCATCCTGGACCGGGCCAGTGGCGTGCTCAAGGACGTGACAGTGCCCGAGGCCATGCGCGGCATCGGCGGCGCCAACGAGCCCGGCATCGCCATCCAGTCCAAGCAGTTCGCGGCCCAGCAGCAACTGGCCGTGCCGCTGGACAACCTGGCGTACACGCGCCGGCTGCTGGCCAAGCGGATCCTGAAGCTGATCCAGCGCTACTACGACAGCTACCGGGTGTTCCGTATCACCGAGACCGATCCGCTGACCGGCAAGCCCACAGACCAGACCCTGGAGATCAACCGCTTCGATCCCGGCTCGGGCCGCTACTTGAACGACGTGACCATCGGCACCTATGACGTGGTGATCACGGAGCAACCGGCCCAGGTCACCTTCGAGAACTCGCAGTTCAAGCAGGCCCTGGAGATGAAGCAGGCGGGCGTGGCCATCCCAGACCCGACGCTGATCAAGCACTCCAACCTGGCCGACAAGCAGGAGATCCTGGCCAGCATGCAGGGCCAGCAGTCGGTCGATCCGCGCGCCGAGGCACAGGCCCGGCTGATCGACGCCCAGGCCCGCAAGACCGATGCACAGGCCGTGGATGTGGCCATCAAGGCGCAGTACAGCGGCACGCAGGCTGCCCTGGAGATCGCGCGCAACCCAGGTGCGGCTCCGATCGCCGACTCCATGCTGCGCTCGGCCGGCTACGTGGACCGCGACGCCGGACCCATCGTGCCGCAGCCCAGCCAGGCGCTGCCCGGCCTGGATGCCCCACAGCGCAACACCGACCCGCTGACGCCGGCAGGCCCCGCCAGCCCGGCGGCTGGCCAGGAGGCCGGCATCGAGCGACCCGGCCCAGACCTGGGCTTCGATACACCCCCAAATTGAAGGAGCAGCACATGGCCAAGGCCAGCACCACATCCATCCCGTCGGACACCGACTGGCGCGCCGAAGACGACATGCGCACCCTGGCGCGCGCAGAGGAAATCCGCAAGGACCCGAAGCGCCTGAAGGCCGCCCTGGCCAAGGCCAAGGAAAAGATCGCCGAGCTGCAGAACCTGCAGACCCCCGGCAAGAAGTGACCCACCAATCCACCACCGAAGAGGAAGAACCATGAACCCGCTGCTGAAGAAGATCCTGTTCCGCTACATGGCGCCTGCTGGCGAAGAGGGCACTGATACCACCGGCACCGACACCGCCGTGGCGGATCCCGACGACGACTACCTGGCCCTTCCCGAAGAGGAGCGCCGCAAGCTGCGTGGCGACCTGGACGGCGACGACCTGAGCCAAGAATCCCTGCAGGCTCTGGTGGCCAGCGAAGGCGGAGAGGGTGGTGGTCAGCCGCCCGCCGGTGCTGACGCTGCGCACGGTGCCGAAGACGAGGGCCTTGGCGGGCAGGGCACGCGCGGCGGCGGCATCCCTCGGGCCCGCTTCAACGAGGTCAACGACGAGCGCAAGGCCGCGCTGGAGCGTGCTGCAGCGCTGGAGGCTGAGCTGGCTCAGCTGCGCGGCGGCCAACCGGTCCAGACGGCCGCTCCTGCTGCTGCATCAGCACCGGCCGCTGAGCGCCGGCAGCTCGATGTCGCTCAGGCCGAGGAGCAGTATGCGCAGCTGATGCTGGACGGCGACACCAAGGAGGCGGCCAAGCTGCGCATGCAGATCAATGCGGCCCTGGAGGATGCTGCCTTCGAGCGCTACCGCCAGGCCAACGCCGCCAGCGCGGCGCAGGCCCGGGATTTGGAGACTGCGGCGAGCTTGGTCCAGGCCTATCCGTGGCTGGATGAACCCGAGGGGGCGGAGGCCTTGGACCTCATTGAGGTCTCCATGGCGCTCAAGGTCAGCCGTGGCATGGACAAGAACCAGGCCTTGATCGAAGCAGTCCAAACCATCGCGCCGCGTTTCGCGCCGGCCGGTCACCCCCCTGGGGGTATCCAGGGGCAGGGTGGTTCTGTTGATATACGTCCTGAGCGAGCCGCACGACGCGGGGCCCAGCACTCGATGCTCCAGCCCCCCAGCGTGCAGGCCGGCCTTGGAAACCGCTCCACGGCGGCGGCGATTGACCCGACCAAGATCACCGACGACGAATACATGCAGCTTCCCGAGGCCGAGCGCAAGCGCCTTCGCGGCGACTGAGCAGGGCTCAACCAGACGGCACGGCCTCACCCTCCGTGCCAGCTCAGACTCAACGGGTTGTCGCCCTGGGCGGGCGTAAAGCTGTCTGGCGCCCTTGGCCGCCCAAAGCCATGTCTCTCGCAACTGGGCGGCGTCATGTCCCGAAAAGTGAACCAACTTCCAGGAGCATGAAATGGAAACCAATTTTGCTGCATTGACCCCGGTCCAGAAGCTGGCCTGGGCACGTGAGACCTGGGGCGCCGCGCGCGACCTGATGTTTCTCAAGAAGTTCGCGGGCAAGGGCGAGAACAACATCATCCAGGTGGTCAAGGAACTGACCAAGAACGAGAAGGGCGCCGAGGCCTGCGTGATCCAGTTGGTGGCTGACTTGGTCGGCGACGGCGTTCGCGGCGACAACGAGCGCGAAGGCAACGAAGAATCCATGCAGTCGCACAGCCAGATCATCACGTATGACCTGCTGAGCCATGGCGTGAAGAACACCGGCAAGCTGTCCGACCAGCGCACGACCATCAACTTCCGCCAGCAGGGCCGCGACAAGCTGTCCTACTGGCTGGCCAACCGCTGTGACCAGCTGGCATTCCTGACCATGTCGGGCATCAGCTACGAGTTCAACAACGACGGCTCCCGCCGCGATGCCGGCTCGGTCTTCCCCAGCCTGGACTTCGCGGCCGACGTGCGCCCGCCCAGCGCCAAGCGCTCGTTGATGTGGGACGGCTCGGGCCTCGATCTGTCGAACACCGGCGCCATCGCATCGTCGTTCGTGCCCAACTACAAGATGATCGTCCAGGCGACCACCTATGCGAAGGAGAACCGCATCAAGCCGCTGATGGCTGGTGGCAAGCCTCACTACGTGGTGTTCGTGCAGCCCGGTACGCTGGGCCTGCTGAAGCAGGATCAGGCCTATCGTGAGGCAGTGACGGCTGTGGCGGCGAAGGATGGCCAGAACTCTCCCTTCTTCACAGGCGCGACCGTCACCCTCGACGGTGCCGTGATCCACGAGTTCAACCTGGTCTACAACACCAAGGGTGCGGCCGCCGGCCAGAAGTGGGGCGCGGGCGGCAACGTCAACGGCACCCGTACGCTGGTCTGCGGTGCCCAGGCTCTTGGCATGGCGGATCTGGGCCCTGGCGACTGGGACGAGAAGACGTTCCAGTACAACAGCCAGGTGGGCCTGAACATCGACAAGCTGGTCGGCTTCCTCAAGCCCCAGTTCTACTCGATCTACAACAAGTCGGTCGAGGACTTCGGCCTCTTCACCATCGACCACTACCTGCCCTAAGCAGGCCTCTCGCCGGGGCCTGCCGGTCCCGGTGCTCTCTCCCTTTGCTGTTGAAGGAGCGCACCATGCCCATCAAAAAGAACCCCTCGCGCCAGGAGCTGATCGTCGCCTATCTGGACATCGGCTTTGCTGATCCCGTCGCCTATGGCGCCGCCGAACCGGCATTCGACCTGCCTGGCAACGCCATCCTGGTCGGCGGCGATGTCACCGTGCTGACCGCCTGGAACTCGGCAACGAGCGCCACGCTGAAGCTGGGCGACACGGCCGACGACGACCGCTACACCACGACGCCGATTGATCTGAAGACCGCAGGGCGCACGGCGCTGACCATCACCGGCTGGCGGCATCCGAAGGCTGAGGCTCTGAAAGCCCTGCTGGCCCAGGCTGGCGCGGCGGCCACGGCCGGCCAGGTCCGCATCTCCATCCAGTACTACGTGCCGGGCCGCTCGGCCTTCACGCAGGCCTGATTCTTTCTCGGTGGCCAGGGCTTGTAAGGGCCCTTTACCCGGTGGCCACGTGCCGCCGGGCCTTTTCTCCGAAAGGACAAGACCATGAACTCCATGAAATTCCGTGCCCCCGGCACTGATCCTCTCCCCGTCTCGCTGACATCCGGCCACACGATGGTTGTGCCGGCCACGCCCGAGGGCATTGATGTGCCCCAGCGATTCCAGCGCGAAGCCATGGCCCGCGGCGCCGTGCTGGTCGAAGGCGGCACTGCCGAGGTGAAAACCCAGATCCTGGCGCGCCAGCTGGCGATTCGCGAGGCGCTGCAGGCCATGATTGCGGGTGGCAGCAAGGATGACTTCACCGGCGACGGCAAGCCCAATCTGGTGCGCCTGAAGGCCGTTACAGGTTTCCCGGTTTCCCGCGAGGAAGCCGACCAGGTCTTCGCCGAGCTCGGCGGCACCGACTGAAGGAGCACGCCATGCGGGTCGAAGAGATCATTCGTCGCTTCCGCCTGGCGGTCTTCGACAGGGCAGACCCGCCGTTTTGGTCCGACGAGGAGATCGTTGCGTACCTGAACGAGGCCGTGCAAGAGGCCTGCGAGCGAGCCAAGCTGCTGGAGGACCGATCTACCCCGGGCGTCTGCTCCATCACTCTGGAGCCCGGCAAATCCTCCTACGACCTGCACCCCAGCGTGCTGGAGATCAAGCGCCTGGTCTCGCGCGGCCGCGTGTTGGAGGAAACCAGCGTCGAGGAACTGGACTGCACCTACGGCGCCTGGGAGGCCCGCTCCGGCATGCCCCGCTACTGGGTCTTCGATGGTGCCAACAGCCGAGGCGCGCCCCGCATCAGGCTGGTGCCCACGCCTGTGGAGGCCGGCGAAATCGCGCTGTCCGTCTACCGTGGAGCGCTCAAGCCCATCGACCCGTGCAACACCCAGGCCCAGCCCGAGATCCATGAGCGCTTCCACACGCGTCTCATGGATTGGGTGCTGCACCGGGCCTATCTCAAGCAAGACGCGGACGCCTTCGACCCGGCCAAGGCCGCCACGTCGCTGGCTCTATTTGAGCAGGCTTTCGGCGAGCGGCTCGATGCGAACGTGCAGCGCAAGCACCGGGATCGCCGGCCGCCCATCGTGCAGAGCAACTGGTGAGTGCCCCCTCTGGGGTTTCCAGTTTCCACAGGAGCCATAGAGACTGCATTGGGTAACACCCAAGAGGTCTCCCATGGCACAAGTTCAATCTCCGGCGGCGCGCCGGCTCCTGGCCCTCGGCAACGGTGGCCACATTCGCGGTCCCGGTACCGGCACCTCCGACTCCATCGACATCAAGGCATCCGACGGCGAATTCATTCTGCCCGCTGACACAGTGAGGAAGGTGGGCGTCAAGAGCTTGCGTGATCTGGTCGCTCTCACGCACACCCCCACAGAAAAATCCAAGGCCGACCACTACGCCAATGGCGGCCTGGTGGATGACCCCGGCGCTGTCACGCGGGAGGGCAACAGCTACAGCGGTGGCGACGTGCGCGGCAACATTACTGTGAACGGCCAAGCTCCTGGAGGAACGTACAGTGAAGCTCCGGGCATGGCCGCCGCGCCATCCCCTGCTGCTGCGCCTTCTGCAACTGCTGCGTCCTCCGCCCCAGCAGCAGCCACAGCGCCCGGTGCCACTCCAACTGCGGCCAGCCCAGCAGCCGCGCCTGCAACCCCGACCGCTGGCCCTGCTGCGCCAATGGACTGGGCTGCGCGCAACGCGCAGCGGAATCTGGAGGTGACGGCCAGCTCCATCATGCCAAGCCGCGATCGTGATGCTGCCAAGGCTGCACTGCGCGCCGCAGACGGATCGCCTCAGCCGGCAGTCGGCACTCCTGCAATACCCCGACCCGCTGCGGCTCCCGAGCAGCCCCCGCCCCCGCCGACGGCAACACCGCAGATCACAGCTCCGCCAAGCACCTTCCGCCCGCAACCTCTTGCACCCGCGTCTGACCTGAGGGATCGGCCGGCCACCAGAATCCCGCACTTCGCAGATGGTGGATTGGTTACTGCGGAGGAGCAGCGAGAGGGTTTGCGCGGCCTGGCCGAGCGCCTTGCCCAGATCCCCGTGGACGGCTACCCCAAGGCGCCTGTGGCGGATGGCTCGCAGGACTCTTGGGCAAACACCGAGACTGGGCGCAATGCCATGAACCTGGCCAACGCAGTCCCAGGAGCAGCTGGGAATCTCACTTCCACTATCGCCAAGACCGGCGGCGCCGTCAGCCGGCTTCTGGACGCAGGTTTGCAGGCGGTGAGGACAACTGGGGCAGGTGGGACGCTTGCCCCCACTGGAGCCACGCCGCCCGCTTCCGTTGCCTCTCCTGCTGCTGCGAATCGTGGATCCAGCCTGGCGCACTACAACCAAGGCGAGCTGATGGGACCGCCCAGCGAAGCCATGCCCTCGCGGGCCATGGCCGCCGGCCTGACACCCGCGCCCGAGCAACCGGCAGGCAACGGCGCTGGCAATGAAGCCTACGGCCGGCTTCTGGCCATCGCCAACGGCCCGGCGCCATCCGTGCCGGCAATGCCGGTTCCAGAGATCCGGCACAGTGGCAACGACTGGCAGGCCCGCAACGATCTGCGCAATGCAGCGGTGGCAGCAAGCTCCATCAAGAACACGCGTGAATGGGGCGGCCGTGGCGCCGAGAACAATCCGGCCATGCAGGAATACCGCGCCATGCTGGCCACGGACCAGGCTCTAAAGCAGGCCCAGCCCGGCGTCGATGTGGCTGGTATGCGTGAACGTGGTTCTTTGCAGCGAGAGCGCATGGAACAGCAGGGCTCGCAGCAGCGCGCCGCACTGGGAGCGCTCGGCACCATGGAAGGGAACCAGATCGCTCGAGGCAGGTTGACTCTGGATCAGATCGCCGCCGGCTACCAGACCCGTTCGGCCTCCCGCCTTGAGGCGGCCCAGCAGGCAGTAGAAAACGCCCAGACGCCAGCCGAGCAGCGCAACGCCCGCCAACGCCTGCTGACGCTGCTGGGCAAGGACGGCGAGGACCGCTGGAAGTCTGTTGCTCTGCAAGGCGGTACTGACGCTCAGGGCAACAAGACCGAGAGCATCCTGGGTGCGGTCAACGAGCGCACTGGGGAAATGCGGCGCATGCCGACCCAGGCGCAGCCCGCGGCCGCGCCGCCCGACGGCAGCATGGTGCGCGGCAAGGATGGCCGGTTGTACGAGGTGAAGAATGGCCAGCCCGTGCTGGTGGGAGGTTGAGCCATGGCGGACGTGAATTGGAACGACTACACGCCCGTAGGCGGCGGCTCTGCTCCTGCAGCGGAACCTGTGGACTGGGCGCAATTCGAGGTGGTCAAGCCGGCCAGCACCGGGCGCAAGCTGGCGGACATCGCCACGGCCTTTGCCGGAGGCGCCGTGGGCGCCACGAAAGCTATCGCTGACGCCGGCGGCGCGGGCAATGCGGCGTCCCAGCGCCTCGGCCAAGCCCAGGACGCGGTGCAGAGTACGCTGAGTCCCCAGCGGCAGGCTGAGAAAGCCGCGCGGGCGCAAACCATCCGCGAGGCCGAGCAGTCGGGATCCGTGATGCGCGAAGTGGGCGCGCAGCTGGGCGGTATCGCTGAGGCACCTGTGAGCACCGTGGCTGAGGCCGCAGGCTCCGTAGCCCCCGTCGTCGCGGCGATGCTCACTTCGCCGGGGCGCAGCGCGCTTATGCGTATGGCCATGGGCGTTGGCCTCGGAGCTGCCCAGGGCGCGGGCTCCGTGAAGGGCAGCATCCACGAGGCGGTGGAACAGCAGCAGCGGGAGCAGGGCGCCACGCCGGAAGCCGCGCGCCAGGCCGCAGACCGTGCGCAGGCCTACGTCGGCCCCAATGCCGACAACATCGCCTTGGGCGCTGGGCTGGGCCTGGTGACGGGCACGACCGGCGTGGAGCGGCTGGTGAGCGGCGCGCTGGCCGGCCGGGCCACCAACCAGGCACTGCTGCGGCGCGCGGCTACGGGCGCCGTTACTGAAGGCCTGCCCGAGGCGGTGCAGGGTGGCCAGGAGCGCTTCGCGTCCAACGTGGCCCAGCAGCGTGAGGGCGGCGACGTGCCGACCTGGCAGGGCGTGGCTGGTCAGGCGGTGGCCGAAGGTGTGGCCGGGGGCCTGCTGGGTGCCGGCACTGGCGCAGCTGTGCGTGGTGGGCATGGAGCGGGCGGGCAGCCGCAGCCAGGCGCAACTGGCGATGTGGGGGCCGCCCCCGTCGCTGCTTCTCCTGCCCAGCCCACCGTGCAGCCGGGTGGCCAGGTCATGTCGGGTGCCGGCCAGCCTCTCTATGCCGACGGTGATGGGAACGTTGGTGCCACACCCGAGGCGGTTCGCGTCGCTGGCGTTGCTTCGCCAGCACAGGCGGCTCTCCCAGATGTTGCTGCCTACGGCGCCGTCATCGATGAGGTGGTCAGGCCCGAGCACCAGCAGCAGTACCGCGACACGCTGGCCAGGGCGATGGATGAGCAGCGATCTCCCCGGGAGCGCGAGGCAGCCGCCAATGCTCTGCACCAGGCCTTCAACCCCGACCTGTTCCAGCAGACGCAGACCGACGCCTCGCCAACTGCGGGCCCACCGGCAATCGACCCCAACGCCGGCCCCCTGTCCAAGGCTGCCGTCATGGCCGGCGACCTGGGCCTGGCGCCTATGCCCACGGCGCCGCAGCCCATCAGCGCGCAGGAAACGATGGCCGAGGCCCTACCGCGCATGAACGAGGCACAGCAGCGCGCGGCGAGGATCCTGCAGGCCGACCTTGCCCGCGACATCCCGGCAGGCGTGCGAGCAGCGCGCGAGGCTGAGGCCCGCGACCTGGCTGCAGCTGTGCCCGCCGCCGAGCCTGACCTGGCCCCCGCCGACATGGAGCAGGGGCGCATCCTGCGGACCTTCGAGCCGGGCGGGCCGCTGCCCGACGTGGCCGAGTACGCGCCGCTGATCGAGCAGGCCATCAAGCCGGAGCTGCGGGCGCAGTACCGGCGTCTCCTGGCTGAGGCCATGGACGAGAACAGGGCGCCCGGGGCGGGGCTGGTGCCCGGCGCGCGCGAGGCCGCCGCGCAGGCGCTGCACGCGACGTTCTCCCCAGATGCTTTCATGGCGTCGCGCGCTGCCAGGCCGGATGAACGGCTGACACTGACCCCAGCCGAGCGCCAGGCGTTCGGCAACGAGATCGACTTCGTGCCCGCTGCTGCACCGGCTGTCGTTGACCCGGCGGCCGAGCAGATCAACCAACTGGCCCTGGCGCAGCAGCTGCAGCCCGGCGCGCCGCTGCGTCTGGACCAAGCCCACGGCCTGCGCCGCCAGGCCGCCGCCGCCGGCATTCCCGTGTCCGTGGTGCCACACCCCAGCGGCCGGGGCTACGACGTGCAGCCCACCGTGCGCCTGCCCGAGGAACAACGCGCCGCCGTGCCCCAGGCCGGCCCTGCGGTGCTGGGGTTCGATGCTGGCCCGTCGGGCCGTATGGTGGCGGGGCCGGAGGGTGTGCGTTCTGAGACGCGAGCTGAAGCGGTGGCGAAGATCAATGCCAACGAGGCAGAGCGCCAGGCGCTCGAGGCTGAACGCCAGCGCCGAACCGAACTGGGTATGAGCAATGTCACGCCCGTGCGCCCTCTGCCCGCAGAGCCCACCACGCCGTCACTGGTCTACGACAGCTCGCCCTCTGGTCGCATGGTGGCCGGTGCCGATGGCGTGCGCCCGGAGACCCGCGCCGAGGCCGTCTCTCTGATCAACCAGGAGCGGCAGCGGCGCCAAGAGGTGGAGGCCGAGCGCGCGCGCCGCGCTGACCTGGGCCTGAGCAACCTGACGCGCATCACGCCGCTGGACGAGCAGCAGGATGGGGCAGCGCCTGGCACGCAGCCGGCGCCCACGACTGACCCCGAAGTCATCGATGCGCCCGCGCGCGAGATAGGCGCCGGCCCGGCCAGCACCATCACAATGCCCGACGGCCGCCCGTTCGCCACGCGCGAGCAGGCGCAGGCCGAGCTGCAGCGCCAGGGGCTGACCGGCACGCACGAAGCCGCGCCCGCCCAGGGCGACCCGTCCCTGGGGTTCGTGGGCCAGCAGCGTAGTGCCGCCCGGCCAGCGAACTGGCGCACCAACGCCATGCAGGCCGGCCGCGTGGCCCGTGGCCTCGGCCTGGAGCCGCGTGGCAAGCGCCTGGCGGAGATCGTGGCCGACATCGATGCGGCAGATACTGCGCGCCAGCTACAGTCTGCTGAAGTGCGTGCTTCAGAAACAGGAGCATTGAACGGCAACGCTTTGAAGCGGGAAAATCCCGTTGCAAGCAGCGCGGCCGCGACGGCCCGGACGGCGGTGGCCGCTGGCCAGGGCGCGCCGAGTCAAATACGGGAAAATCCCACATTTGCGCCAAACCGGGGGAACCCTGGTTCACCAGCCGCACGCACCGCCCAGCAGCAGAGCCGCATCGAGGACTTCGGCGAGACCCTGACCGGCGCGCGCAAGATGCTCTATGCCGAGGCCTACGCCGACGGCATGGCCAAGGCCAAGGCGCTGGACGTGAAGGCTCACCCGCTTTCCAAGACCTGGCCCGAGCCCGACTATCAGAAGCTGCTGGACGGCGGCACCCAGCCCCAGACCGTGGCCCTGGTGCGCGCCATGCGCGATGCCGTGCCCACCAAGCCCCAGTCCTCCTGGAAGCTGCGCGGCTGGTCTGAGCGCGTGGCCACACTGCGCGATTTCGCCGACGAGCTGCTGGCCGGCCGGCTCGACCCGCAGGCGGTGCGCACGCAGCTGAACAACACCAGCCTGCCCACGGGCATCGCCAACCAGGCGGCGCTGTACGAGGCCCTGGGCCACGAGCGTTCGCTGAAGGGCATCGAGGTGCACGCAGGCAGCTACTCCCTGTATGACGGCGTGCGCTACGACCCGCCGCGCAGTATCTGGACGGTCTCGCGCCAGGCCAAGGCTTCGGCCTTCGGCAACTGGCCGCGCGAGCTGGCCAAGGGCGACACGCGCGAGGCGGCCATCGATGCCTTCAAGCGCCGTGCCGCGCAGCTGGCGGCCGAGCAGGATGCTCCGGCCCGTGGCGCTACTTTCGAGATCTACGCCAAGCGTGCCGGGGGCGCCCGCGCCTTCTTCATCGGCAAGAAGATCGGGCGCAACGTAGCGGAGCTGAAGACGGGCTTCCAGGACATCAAGGCCGCGCGCCAGTACCTGGCCGACAACCAGGCCGAGCTGGAGCGCCTGCTGACCGACTACAAGGCCGTACCGCCCGTGCGCTCGGCCAGCAATGCGCCACGCATCGGCGAGGACTACCGCAAGGGCGCCGACGTGTCGCCCCAGCAGTTCCAGGACGCCTTCGGCTTCCGGGGCGTGCAGTTCGGCAACTACGTCGAGGGGCCGCGCCGGCAGCAGGACCTGAACCAGGCCTATGACGCGCTGATGGACATGGCCGGTGTGCTGAACCTTCCGCCCCGGGCGCTGTCGCTCGGCGGCCGGCTGGGCCTGGCCTTCGGCGCGCGCGGCTCTGGCGGCGTGGATGCTGCAGCAGCGCACTACGAGCCGGGCCAAGTGGTGATCAACCTCACCAAGCGCCAGGCGGCCGGCGCCCTGGGCCACGAATGGTGGCACGCCATGGACAACTACTTCTCCCGCCAGCGCGGCGACGGTGCCGGCTTCATGACCGAAGGGGAGCGGGGCGGCGATGGTGTGCGCGAGGAGATGCGCGCCGCCTTCCGGGACCTGCGCAACACCATCAACGCCACGGGCATGCAGGAGCGCTCGCGCAAGCTGGACGACCGGCGCACAAAGGACTACTGGACCACCGGCCGCGAGATGTCGGCGCGGGCCTTCGAGAGCTACCTGATCGCCAAGCTGCAGGACCAGAGCGCTGGCAATGACTTCCTGGCCAACGTGGTGCCGGCCAGTGCGTTCGCGCTGGAGGGCGCCTATCCCTATCCGACGGCTGGAGAGCTGCCCCAGGTCCGCGAGGCCTTCGACCGCTTCTTCCAGACGGTGGACACGCGCCGCGGCGAGGACGGCTCGGTGATGCTGTTCAGCGCGACCAGCGATGTGCCGCCGGGCTCAGGCCTGACGCTTGAGCAGGCCCAGAAGGCGGTGGACGATGCCCTTTCGGGCCTGCGGACCCCGCCACCAGTTCGTATCGTGCTTCGGAGCGATGAGCTTGGGGTCGATGCGCCCGACGGTGTAATGGGGGCGGCGATACCCGGGGAGGGCCGCATCGTCATCGTTGCTTCCGCCCACCGCAGTGCTGACGCTGTTGTCGAGACCCTGTTTCATGAGATGTTCCACCTGGGTGTGCGCAATGTCTTGCCAGGCTCCGATTATGTGCAGGCCATGCTGGACCTGGCAAAGCGCGATGCCAGGGTGCGGCAGTATGCCATCGACTGGAAAGAGCAGGCGCCCGACGCGCCGCTGCAGCTGCAGGTGCTGCGCGACATGGGCTTGCGCGGCTCCGATCTGACCGCCCGCTACGAGGCCCTGGCCATCGAGGAGGGCCTGGCCGTGGTGGCCCAGGAGCTGCGCGCCCAGCAGCAGGCCGGCACCAGGATGGGCCTGCGCATTCGCGCCCTGGCCAACTGGCTGGCCGGCGTGGCCGAGCGCATGGGCATGCAGCGCCTGGCCGGCCGGATCCGCAACATGACCTACAACGAGGCCGAGCGGTTCGTGATGCGCGCCATCGACAGCGCGGGCGAGGGCCGCACCTCCGCGCCGGCTGGTGGACCAGCAGGCTTGGCGCGCTACCGCACCCTGGGCGACAACCCGGCGAGCCAGCGCGTGGGCGCCACGCTGCAGGCCATGACGGCTACCAACGTCAAGAAGCTGGCCGGCCACAAGGCGACGGACCTGCGACCGCTGGGCCTGGGCTTCCTGGGCCGCCGACAGCTGGTGGACGTGTACGGCGACATGCTGCCCGAGCTGCGCACCTACAGCGACCTCATGGCGCGCATGGACGCGGACAAGAACGAGGCCGGGGCCGGTGCTGACCAGCTGGCCCAGAACTGGGCCAAGCTCGCTGACGAGCGCGCTCTGGCCGAGCTGATGCACGACTCGACCCTGGCGCAGATGGATCCGGCCGCCGACTTCGTGTCCGGGGACAACCGCGTGCAGTACGGTGCGCTGCGCCGCCGCTTCGAGGCCCTGACGCCCGAGGCGCGCGAGGTTTACACCAAGGCCCGGGACACTTACCGCCAGCACATGCGTGACGTTCGCTCGGCCATCAAGGAGCGCATCGAGCGCGCCGGCATGAGCAGCGACCGCAAGGCCGCCATGCTCAAACGGATGGACGATGAGTTCTTCGGGCACATCAAGGGCGTGTACTTCCCCCTGGCGCGCTTCGGCCAGTACGTGGTGGTGGTCAAGGATGCCGAGGGCAAGACCGCCAGCGTCAGCCGGGCCGAGACCATGGCCGAGGCGGATGCCATGCGCGCGCAGATGGTCACCGCGTTCCCCAAGGAAAAGGGCTTCAGCGTGGGCAAGGTGCTCAAGGCCAAGGACTTCGTGGCCGAGCGCGACGCCGTGGGCCGTGGCTTCATGGAGCAGCTGTACGGCGTGCTGGACAAGCAGGGCATGGATGCCAAGCAGCGGGCCGAGCTCGAGGACGCGCTGGGCCAGCTCTACCTCTCCTCGCTGCCGGACCTGTCCTGGGCCAAGCACGGGATCCACCGCAAGGGCACCGCCGGCTTTAGCCAAGACGCGCGCCGGGCCTTCGCCCAGAACGTCTTCCACGGGGCCAGCTACCTGGCCAAGCTCCGGTATGGCGACCAGTTGCAGGACCAGCTCGGCGAGATGCAGCGGCGCGTGGACCAGGGCGCGGGCGATGCCGACTTCGACTCGGTGAAGGGCCAGCAGGTGGTCGACGAGATGGTCAAGCGCCACGATGCGGCGATGAACCCCAAGACCAATGCGCTGTCCACGGCGCTGACCAGCGTGGGATTCATGTTCCACCTGGGCCTGTCGCCGGCCTCGGCCATGGTCAACCTGACTCAGACCGCTCTGGTGGCCTACCCGGTCATGGGCGCCCGCTGGGGCTTTCGCAAGTCGGGCGCCGCGCTGCTCAAGGCCAGCCAGGAGGCGGTGCACGGCAAGAACGACATCACCGGATCGCTGAGCCCCGACGAGAAGGCTGCCTTCGATGAGGCGGTGCGCTCGGGCGTCATCGACGTGACCATGGCACACGACTTGGCCGGCATCGCCCAGGGCGAGGACCGCAACGTGTCGCACAAGCTGCGGCCTGTCATGAACGCTGCCAGCTGGATGTTCCACCACGCCGAGAAGTTCAACCGCCAGGTCACCTTCGTGGCAGCGTACCGTCTGGCACGCGAGGCCGGCGCCGACCAGCACCAGAGCTACCAGCAGGCCGTGCAGGCCACCTACGACGGCCACTTCGACTACAGCGCGAACAACCGCCCGCGCATCATGCAGGGCAACGTGGCCCGGGTGCTGCTGCTGTTCAAGCAGTACGGCCAGAACATGGTCTACACCCTGGTGCGCAACGCCCAGCAGGCCCTGGCCGCCGCCAAACCCGAAGACCGGGCCGCCGCGCGCAAGGCGCTGGCCGGCCTGCTGACCACGCATGCCATGGCAGCCGGCGTGCTGGGCCTGCCCATGGTGACCACGCTCCTGGCCGCGGCCTCAATGCTGGGTGGCGATGACGATGAGCCCTGGGACGCGCAGGTGGCCATGCAGAACATGCTGGCCGACGCCTTCGGGCAGAAGCCGGCCGAGGTGCTGTCCCATGGCCTGTCCCGCCTGACGCCCTGGGACATCTCGGGCCGCGTGGGGCTGGACCGGCTGATCCTGCCGGACGTGCAGGAGGGGCTGGAAGGGCAGCGCCTGGGCGAGTCGGCGATGGCCGCCGCCCTGGGCCCGGTGGCCGGCATCGGCATCAACGCCCTGAAGGGCCTGCAGGAAATGAGCGAGGGCCGGTACCAGCGCGGGCTGGAGACCATGGCGCCCAGCGTGCTGCGCGGGCCGCTCAAGGCCTGGCGCTACGAGACGGAGGGCGTCAAGGACAAGACCGGCATCGTGGTGCAGGACCAGGTGGACGCGGCAGCCGTGGCCGGGCAGGCCGTGGGCTTCTCACCGTCCAGTGTGCGCAACGCATACGAAGGCAAGGCCGCCATCGTGGGCCAGGACCGCGCGCTGCAGGCCCGGCGCAGCGCCCTGGTGGAGCAGTTCGCCATGGCGGCCATGGCCAAGGACGAGGAGGGCAAGGTCGAGGCTCGGGAGGCCATTCAGCGCTTCAACGAGAAGAACCCGGCCCGCCGCATCCAGCCGATGCAGCTGGCCCAGAGCGTGCGCATGCGGGAGAAGCGGATCCGGGAGGCGGAGGACGGGGTCTACCTGCCGAAGAAGCGGCGCGATGCTATGGAGGCAGGGCGGTTCGCAGCCGACGAGTAGGGATAGGGGGTGCGGGTCTTGCACCCCCTTCTAACCCTTTGATTTCTTTAATCTCCTGCAGAAAGCAGGAGACGCCCTCCTTGTTCCTTGCCGGCATCCAGAGGGCGTAATTCATTGATTTTGTTCAATTCCGGCACAAAACCGGAATTGATTCGGTCTCCTGAGAGGCCTTGCTAGCGCTCGCGAGCGAGATAGTTGCGTAGATGTGGGAGTTCAACGGGGCTGACGACAAAAGTGGTTCCATTGTTGTCCTGCTTAAATACAAAGCCTGCACGAAAGTCTGCTTCGTCCGGGCATGGGAGCCACAGGACGCGAGGTTCTTGACGGAAGTCACCCTCCCAGCCATATTGCAATGCGGCTTTTTTCGCACTTTCCCAAGAGAGAATGAAATAGTCAGAACTCAATCCGCCTTCGCCTGCAACCTCGTTTTTCCCATGCTCAACCGCGGACTCTGCTTCGCTTGAGGCAAGTCGCGATGCAACGGATTTCACTGTTGAAAGCAGATGCCAGTTGAAGTCGATGGGTGGACACTCATAGACAAACCAAGCCATGAAATCTCCTTATAACTGTTATGAAAATGGATTTAAAAGATTATTCAATCGACACTATCATAGCCATATCTTTGCCTATTGTTGTAGTATTTTTTGAATGCGTTGCCGGACTAATTTTTCAGACCAAGCGGACAGCATGTAGCTTCGCGGTGCGTAGGCCACGAGCACGGGCAGAGGAGATAGCACCCCCTTCTCGACAAGCTGCCGAACTTGCAAGCTGTCTTGGAGAACACAGCTGCTAAAGGAATCGCGCACGAACGGCACGAGACACTCCATCTGCGCTTCCGTCAGCGAATTCACCACCTTTTGTCGCTGGCGAGCTATCGAAAAAGTGTGCCATTTTCCAGGGATCGCGCGGCCCATCGACATCACCAGCCAAATGAATGTGCAGAAGAGGCTCAGGCTCCACCATGTCCTGTAATTATGGCTGAGCTCCTCAAGATTAAAAAAATTCAGAAACTCAGGAGGAACGAAAACCATCAAGGCGCTCATAAAAAATATCAAGAGCACCAACTGAATAGATGTGATGATCGCAATCACCGAGTCGATCATAGCTTTTATATCCATTCTGACCTTCCTTTGGGTTTGGTTTTGAAAGTGAAAATCAATAAAATCGCTGTTTTAACATTGATTTTTTGGAAATTCTGCAAGATTTTCAAAGCATGCAAAGCCTCGAAAAATTAAAAGTACATAAAGCGATTGATTGAAAAGTTGTCATGGTATTATCAATTTTGATTACTAATTAATATAGCGATATGGCATATAAGAAAGCCTCTATGCCAAAGCATAGAGGCCGTTTTAGAGGAGCCAAAATTATTCGGGCTAGGGGTGGCTTGGATACCTTATTTCCATATCGGCGCGGCACGCCGCTCGGTCTGCTTCGATGGAGCAGTCCTCGACATCACATGTGTCCTCGACATGCGCGCATTCTTGGAAAACTCTAAGTGCTTCAAGCAGCTCATCTGCAGTCTTGATCGCTTGGTCGAGATTCCCAACAGCATCTTCAGCCCGATCAGGATCGCTGGAATCCTTCGGAACATCGTAGCTGTGCGCCTTGATCTCTTCAAACACTTTGGACACTTGTTCGAGCTTCCACGCCAATGACTGGAGCTGCTTGTAAAAGTTCTCCGGGACGCCTTGATCGGTCATCGTAAATCTTCCTCTGTGAAGCTAATCCAGTTGTGCCCAGGGGAAGGGCTGGCTGAAGCAGTTGCTTGGTCTAGAAGAGCGCCCCATTGCCATGAGGCTAACTGTGCATGTCCCCCGCATGTCCCCGGCACACGCAAGGGTGATGTAGGTCATTGATTTTTTTGGAGATCAATGGCCTCCCCGACAGGAATCGAACCTGTATCTGGCGCTTAGGAGGCGCCCGTTCTATCCATTGAACTACGGAGAGTTGGGGGGCATTGTAGCCCCAATTTTTGCGCCGCTCCC